GACAACATGGCTTTTCGTGGGATGTGACGGGGTGCGCTTCGGCTTGTTATAGCCTGACACACCAGCCGCTTTCAGTTTTGCGTCCATTTCAGGATGCGCTTTGCAGGATATGCAGAGTAGCCGTGGTCTTGGCGGTGTCGGCATCCAGCGTTGCCATCATGGTGAGATCGCCGCGGCTAAACGCTTCGGCCCGTTGCGTTGCAAGGTAGGCCAGGCGATTGTTCAGAATGGAGATGAGTTCAGACAGTCCCATGATGATTTCCTTAAACGGTTCGTGCCAGTTTGACCTTGACCTGACCAGCGGCTACGGCTGTGGTGTCCGAATCAGCAGCGCCACCGGTGATAGCGATTCCAAGGCCGAGCGCAAAGCGATGGCCGTTGAATCCTGGGATGACTTGAGCGACACCGGGTACACCAGAGACTGCGGCAGGTACTGGAATAATCATCTCAGGCACATCCGTACCCACCGTGGGTGCTGTAGCCTTGTTGTAGAGCTTGACGAAAGCCGCCGCCGCGCCGGTATTTGTAGCGTAGAACGCTTGCAGTCCGCTGGTGCCTGTCAAGATCAAAGCGCCGTTGGTGGTAGCTGCGCTGTTGACGAAGTACGGAGTTGCCGGGGCTGCTGGCGTACCTGCTCCAGTCACTGCGGTTACCGTGGAAACAGTCGTCACGGTGGACAGAGTTGTCAGTGTGCCGCCTTGCATCGCTACAGGCACGGCAGCCGCCAAGTCACCAGCCGGACGGGCTAACAGTTCGACGCGCTCACGCTCGTAGTCGAACACGCGCAGGAAGCTGATGCGCATGTCAGTGCGTTTGATGACGCCGCCGCCGCAGTTGGTCGAGCCAAAGTCAACCGGCAACGTCAGGCTACCGGCATAAGGCAGAACCAGCGTCAGTGCCGTGGTCGCCACGTTCGCCACCTTCCAAGCGCCATCAACGCTAAGTGTTGCGCCGGTAGTGTTGTTGCGAACGCCAACCAGGTTCACCAAGTCGCCAATGGACAAGTTTGCCCAGTTGGTGTTACCCGTCACCACCAGTTGCCGTGTGCCGTCGGCCAGCGTAGACAGCACCGCAGACTGAGCGATGACCGCACTATGGCCCAAGGCTGACGGCAGGTTACCGCCCTGTACCCGAGCGACATAGCCGCCGTAGCTGGTGACTGTGCCTGCTGTGCCGATGACGATGGTGAACGAGGTCGGGCTGACAATCGACGCAACTGCCGTGGCAGTCAGCAGGTTCGGGAACTCGGTTGCACCCTGCGCGCGGATGCCGTAGATCGTCACCACATCAGTCGTAGACAAACCATGTGCAACGTTAGTCACGATGGTGGCTGTGGTGGTGCCGGTCTTTGTGGCAGAAACAATCTGAGCGTTGGGGACCGTCAGCGCCTTGTTGTTGGTCGCGCGAATCCGAACCTTGTAGGTTTCGCCTGGGTCTGGGCAGACCTGGGTGCGAAGCAGGCGACTAGTGGTCTGAGCCACCGCATCCACCGCGCCATCGGCCCACTGAGTGCGATCGGCCTGCACAAACATTCGGTACTCACTGGTAGGCGCAAAGGCGTAGGTGTAGGCAGCGTTGACCAACTGCACCGGTGCGGTCGTGCCAACGGTCACGCTGTGGTTTCCTGCGATGGTGCCGGACATCAGGGCGTCACCCGCCTCTGAGCGAATGTAGAGCGAAGCCTGGGTAACGGTAGGCTGCTCGAAAATCTCGCTGATGCCGTTTTGTGCGCGGCCAAGTCGTTCGCGGAAGTAGATTGAACCCTTCGCGCCTGCCGGGTTGGTGATCGTCTGGCTGGCAATCGTGCCGCCAGGGCCTGCGGTACAGGTGAATTGCGTGGGGCTTGGGACAGACGCCACCACCAGCGCGGGGTAGTTGGCGATGGGGTTGGAGCAGCCCGAGATGCCGATGGACTTGCCGATGCTCAGACCGTGCGGTGTCGTCGTGTCCACGGTCAATGTCGTGGTGGCTTGCGTGATGCTGGAGATGGCAATATCCGGCACATCAACCAACGGCAGGCCGGTGTCGATCATCTCAATGGAGAACTCTTGCCCCAGAGTGCGCTGAGACATGGACAGGCCGATAGCCGCCTCAACGGGCAGGCCAACCACGCCGATGGATGTGATCGAACTTTCCGTGCCTGCTGACAACGGGTCTTTGCTGATGACCAGGTACGACGAAGCAGCAGCGTTGCCGTCCACATAGATCAGGTCGCCGCTGGCTTTGGATTCTGCCCAACGGCCACCGTTGACGGGATCGTAAGTCTCAAACGACTCGCGGAATTTGTTGGTGATGTTGTTGGCGATGGCGCTGACAACTTCGGCATAGGTGCCGTCGTTCATGTCCACATTGCGCCGCGCTACATCGTTGTAGCTCTTGATGATGTCTGCCATATTACCCCCTAAAAATTGGCAAATTAACCCACCCGATACCAGACGTTTGTAGCGTCATCGAATCGGAGCCTGAAAAACCCGTTTGCTGCCAGCGCGGTCGGTGCGCCGGTCACTGTTGCGCCGTTGCCGGATACGGTCAACGTGCTGACGATCTGAGTGCAGTTCACCAGTAGCTCTTGCTTGTCCACGCAGTTCGCCACAGCCGGCAGAACAATCGTGCCATTGGCAAACGTAGCGGTAGGCGTGAGCACCAGCCAAACGCTGTCGCTGCCGTCCGTGACCTGCACGGAGAACCCGGTGGCGCTGGGTGCGGCGTACTGCGTCACCTTTTCTTCGGTGGTCAGGCCGGTCTGCATGAACGTGCGGATGACGGACATGGAAGCGCGCCGCGCATCGCCGTTGTCGTTGCTGTAAATCGGAACCGCATCGCCTGGGAAAACCTCGTCCACGGCAGACAGTTGATTGATTTGTGGCATGGTGAAACCTCAGGTAAATTGAATGTCGCCGTCTGGGCCGGCCAAAAGCGCATCGACGGGATCTGCCAAGAACGGATCGTCAATGCTCCAGGGCTTGTTACCTGCACCGGCAGGCATGTTCGACGGGAACTGCATTTGTGGCGGCACAGCGGCGCGGCTCAGTAGCGTGTTGTAGCCCTGCTTTGCGCTCACCTTGGTGTCGATGCTCACAGCCTTGCCCAAGCCTGGGGCCAGACGCACGGCCAAACTCATGACGATGGCCTCATTGGCCGAATCGGGAACGCTCGTAATGGCGTCGATGTCCGTGTTGTCAGGGTTGCCGGGAATGGGGTAGCTGAGCCGGATGCCTGCGGCATTCCAAGCGGCCATCATGCTGTCCAGCTTTTGAACGGCAGAATCAAGCTGCTCGGGTTGAAGGTCAAAAACGTAAGACGCAAGCCCAATCTCCTCGAACGCAGCGGTCACGAATTGGCGCTTGCTGTAGCTCATGTCATGGCCTCATTGATCTTTTTCAGCAGGGTGGCATCGCTCCAGCGCTTGTCCACCTGAATCTTGAGTTTCTCGGCCTGCTCCAGCATTTCATCGCGTGTCGGTGGTGCGCTGTCGGCCGGCTCTGGCTTAGGCTCATCGGGGCCATTGCGCCACAGTTTCACGGCAGCGGGTAGGGTTGCGCTCCAGCCGGCTGCAATCGCGGCCTCATACGCCTCCGAATCAGCCGCGCCAATGGAGTTGAACGTGCTGCCATCCGGGCCAAAGTGTGCGCCAGGGCAACGGTAAACGATGGTCGGGAAAATCACTTCTTGCCCTTTGGCGCTTTGCCGGGTTTGCCGGCCTTTTGTGCTGCGGTCCGAGCCGTGGACAAAGCCACTGCAATCGCTTGTTTCTGCGGCATCCCTGATTTCATTTCCTTCGAAATGTTCTTGGAGATGGATTTCTTGCTGTAGCCTTTGGTCAGCATGGAATGCTCCTAGAAACGGGGAGAGCCGTAGCCCTCCCCGGTTTCATCAGGTCTGCGAGAACAACATCACACCGGACATTTCCGGCTGCTTGTTCACCACGCCGAACAAGGTATCAAGGCGATACTTGGTCTTCATGGTGTTGATGTCGTACTGCTTCTGCCACACCAGTTCAATGCCCTGGTCGGTCGAAGCGCGCAGCACTGCGGCACCGGCATCGGTCGGCACAGCGTAGCGGCCCGGCAAGATTTCCAGAGCATCACGCTGCCAGAACGGGTTCAGGTAGTTGGTGACGGTGTTCAGCCAGACAATCGCGGCGGTGGCGCTGGTAGCGTTGACCACGACGTTCTGGTACTGAGCCTCGGCATCCGTAGCACCCTGGTTGCTGATGATCGGGGGGCTGATAACCATTGTGGTGCTGTTGGTCACGCTGATGACCCGGAAGGTCTTCAGTTGGCCGGTGTCACCCTTGGTGATGTGATGCACAGCGTTGACGTTCGCAATCGTGAAGGCGTCGCCGGCTGCCACGTTGGTGGTGCTGGAAACAGTCACGGTCTGGAAGCGGTTGTCCACGTTGTTGGTCTCGCCAGTCACAGCCGTCGAAGTTGCCTTCGGGGTGTAGAAGTTGGCGCCGGCCACTCGCGTGTCAATCGTGATCGAACCACCACCAGCGGCAGCGGCCTTGCGGTTGGCGTAATCGAGTTTGAAGGTGGCAAAGGATGCCATCTCACCCACGAAAGCCTTGCGCAGAGCGCGGTCGCTGATGTCGTTGCCGAACGAACGCGAAGCCTTGGACAGGTCATTCGCCATGCCGTTGTAGTCGCGTGTGGACAGAGCCAGGTAACGCTCGTACATCGGGACGCCTTGCTCGTTCATCACGGCCTCGCACTGAGCAACGTCGTCAAACCCGGAGGCTGTCGAAGTGCGCTTGACCACCAGCGTACCCTGGGCGGCTGCCACGTTCATGATGGCGACGTTGATGTCGGATGCCAGCTTTTGCTTGGCAGCGTCACCGAGTCGGCCCTCTTGCATGGCGTCGCGCAGTTCGGTAGCGGTCATCACCCACGGCACGGACTTGGCAAAGCCAATCGTGGCGGGGACGGCCAACTGCGTGTAGTCGTCAAAGTTGCTGGTCATGTCGGTGCCGGTGTAGCTCGTAGCGATGTACGGCTGCGGACGCCAGATGATATTGTTCGTGCGCTCCATCATCACCTGATCGGTGTTGTAGGTCGCCACGTTTTTTGACAGGACAAGAGCGTCCTGGAAACCTTCGAGAATGTCTTCGAACGCTACGCGCTCTTCCTTGCTAAATGCGTTTGCCATGATATGGACTCCAAAATAGATGAGAAAAAAGGCTTATCGCCGCTTAACTCATCCATTCTGGAGCCGGATGGCCGCTCGATCACACTGCAATTTATGAGGCTTGCGAAACCTGTTGGCTCACATTATGCACGTTTTTGGCGCTTGTATGCCATAACTTTGCTCATGTCGCCGGTTTTTGCTGCTTCATCCCGCAGTCGCTCCAGTGTGGAATCGACCGAACCAGAGACCCGGCCCGACCCGGTTGGCACCTTTTCAGGCGGTGGAATAGCGGGTTTTCGTGCGACGACTTTCAATTGTGCCTCCAGTTTTGCAACGGCAAAAGCGAACTTCACCGGGTCTTTGATGCTGGCGAGTTCCTGCGCCTTTTTGGGGTTCTTGCCCAGCGCATACACCACCATCTCGGGGTTTTCTGCGCCTTGGATCACGACACCTTGCTGAGTTACGCTGAGCACTTGCTCCACGACGGTTTCGGCCTCGTCGTAGTCGCGCACCTTTAGCGATGCCTTGGCGGCCTGGTACTTTTGCAGCTGGTTTTTCCATGCCTGCTCTTGTTCCTGTGCTGCGCGCTGTGCCTTGGCCTGTTCGTCATCGACTTGGCGTTTTTGCTCGAACCATGAACTCAGCGCCGCCTCGTATTTGTCGGCATCGTACTCGTGATCTTCCAGGCTTGGCTTCTTGCCCAGCGCGGCCGGCCTTGGCTCGTTGGTCTGTAGCCGGCTCTGCAGCTCGCGGTTCTGGCGCTGCAATTCGCGGTTGCTTTTTCGCAACTCCCGCACCCATTCAGGCGCATGGTTCGGCTCTTCGGTCGGCGGTGCCTCTTCGCCAATCTGGACGATCACCTCGTCTTCGGCTTCGGGCGCGTCGGGCGTTTCCGGCGCCGGGGTTTCCTCGATCTCTTGCGGCTCCTCCGGTGCGTCAATCACTTCGTTTTCGTCGTCCATGCTCATCCTCTTTCAATCTCACCCAATTGGACGCCTGGGTGGTTGGCGTTATTGACTTGGTGCCAGTTGCTCCGGCGTCACCATTTCTTTCATCATGTTCATAGCATGGTCCTGGCTGCTCATGTCCACATTGGACAGGGTTTCCAGCGTTTTGGCGCGGCTGAGTTCTGCGTCGGCTACGGTTTTCACCGTGCTGGCGCGCGCTTGGGCGGCTTTGGCGGTGGCCTCCTCTGCGGCGGCTTGCAGGTAGATCGCGTTCGGGTCTTGCGGCTTGCCTTGCAGTTCGGCCATGAGCGCTTCGGCCTCTTTCTCGGTTGGCTTGATGACACCCAGCCGGATGAGTTTCTGCCGGAAAAAGTCGCGCACCTCTGCGATGCCTTCCCCTTCCATGTTCATCATGGCCATTGAGTGCAGAACCTGCTTCGTCTCGGGGTCGTCCGTGATGGCGAGCATTCCGGTCAGGGCGCGCACGGTTGCGGATCGCTTGCTGTTGCTGGTCGGTCCGATTTCAACCGACACCTGCAGGCGCGCATCGGTCAGGTCGTTTTCCATCTCAATCGCGCCAAGCTCATTGATCGTCGGTTTCATGAGTTCGACCGAGCCAATCTCCTCTTGCGATCCGAGCGTTTTCAGCTTGCGGCCTGGCTCGGAATAGATTTCGCGCGCCATGTTCAGCCAGATCTGCGCGGCCCGGCGCTTGGCCTTGGCGAAGTTGCTCATGTACAGGTACGACTGCATGTCCAGCCGCTGCTGGATCATCTCAACCGCCTTGCCCGAGATGTTGCTGACGATCTTGTCGCCGCCCTCCTGGTTGCCCAGCACGTCGCGCATGTCCGTTTCGGTCAGTTGCAGCAGGCCGGCCAAGGCTGGGGGAACTGCCGGCGGCTTGGTGTAGCCCATCGGGCCGGTCGCCACCGTGCCGCCGTTGGCGTCGGTGATCGGGTTTATCAGGATGTAGGGGTACTCTTTCAGGTTGTCGTCTGCCCACATCTGCTGGTGGCCTGCCACTTGCTCGGGCGTAAAAATCGGCTTTTCCCGGCTCGACATGGCCGATAGTTCACCCAGCTTCGACCGCTGCATGTTGCCCAGGCGCTGGGCATCCTTCGCCAGCCGAACATGGCCCATACAGCGCTCTACGTTGTCCACAAACCAGCGTTTTCCATAGACCGGAATGACGGGGATAGCGTCACCCACCACCCGGCCAAGGTCTTCCAGCACGCGCGCGCCGTTCAAGATGTATTTGTGGCATCGGTTGCGCCGGATGCGCTTTTGCCGCACTTCGCGGCTACCGATGGCGATCAATCGCTCCTCAAGCTGCGGGTCTTGGTCGAAGTCGGATTGCGGGTATTTCTCCTCTTCGCCGTCCAGGGTTTGCCAAATGCGGATCAGCTCCTTTGTCTGTTCAACCCGGTAGTATTGAGCGATAAACACGACATCGGGCGTCAGCCAGTCGAATTCGTACTGATGCACTTCCTTCGGCCAGGATGCCGGGTCGTCGCCATAGGTTTCTTTGTAGGCGTCGCGTGACATGGATGTCAGCACAAAGCATCGGGTGGCGTCTGATTTGTCCTGGCGCTTGGCCTGCAGGTCAAAGAACACCGAGCTATCGGCGTCAAAGATGGGTTCGATCACGATGCGCTGGCGCTCATTCTCGGGGTCGCCATCGTCCTCGTATTCCGTGCGCAACCGAAACGCACCGAAACCGCCGCCCACCGCTTCCTCAAAAGCATTGTCGTAGGCTTCGTCGGCAACGCAATCTTGCTCATCCGAGCGGAAAAGATCGTCGCAGAGTTCTGCCGCCTTGTCGTCTACGTCGCCGTCCTGGCTGATGAAGGTCACGGCAATGCGGTTGTTCCGGTACTCGTTGATGATGCGGATCACTGCGCCCGCGATCTTGTTCACCTCGAATTTGGGCTTGTTTTCAAACTGCTCACCTAGCGGACCTTCCCACTGTGCGCCGGCCAAGCTGTAGAAACGGCGGTCTTGCAAGCACTGCAAACGCTCATCACGCATTGCGGATTGGATGCCTTCAAACTCGCGCATGGCTTCGGCGTGGATGTTGGCTAATCGCTGGTCGTTGGTCAATCTTGACATAATTTGCCGCCTTTCTGCCGATATTATGCTACCAACGGTGCGAAACAGGCAGCGGGTTGACGTTGACCGGCCTAGCCACTGCAGCGCGGCGCACAGCCTCGCAAGCGTAGCGCAGGGCATCAATCACATGATTTTTCTTGTCCTCCAGGATGGGCAGGATTTTGCCGGTCAGCGGGTCTTGTTTGTAGCTGTACAGCGTCAGTTCGTCGATTGTGTGAATGCACCTCGGATGGACCACGATGTCGTAATTCTTGAGAAACTCAATGCCTTCCTCCACCGACTTCGGGCCTTTCACTGCGGTCATGATCTTCGGAAAACCGTTCTTTTTCATGTGGCTGATCGTCTCCGGCCTGGCTGAATCTGCCACGATGGGCCATTTTTCGGCCTCGGGCACGGTCATGAACAGGTCCGGCGTGTTGACGATCTCACAGCCCACCATGTAAGCCTCGTGGTCGATGTAGAGCGTCCGGCCGATGATGTGGCAGCGCACCAGCGTGGTCGGGTCTACCGCGAATCCCCAGTCTGCGCCGAGCCGGTGGATTGCGTCAGGCGGCGCCTCAAACTCGTCTACGCGCCAGTTCTTGAACACTCGGGCGCTGCTGTTGGTCAGGTAGCTGCCCATCCAGACATGCTGGTATTTGTCCGGGTCACGACGCCTGTCGTACTCCATTTCATCGCGCAGAACGTCAGGAAACCACGGGTTATCGAGGTAATTGACTTTCAGCACGACGGCATTTTTAGGCGGTGTCGGGCCGCGCAGCAGATGGTCAACCGGGTCGCTGTTCTGGCGCGGGTTCCATGTAAACCATAGTTCGGACAGTGGCTTTCGGATGGTTGGCCGTAGCAGGTCGAGGCTGGTCTGGGACAGGCTCTGCGCTTCCTCCACCCAGGCGCAGTCGTAGCCCTCCAGCGACTTGATCGAGTCGGCTGTGTGGTTCTGCATCCCTTGGAAAATAATCATGCCGTCGCCACGCGTTGACTTGATGACGGCCTCCTGCACCTCGAAGTAAGCCCCGGCATTCATCGCCTCAATCTTGGTCTCTAGCAGGCGCTTGACCGACTGGTTCAGCGATTTCTGAATCTCGCGCACGCAGACGCTTCGCCGCTTCTGGTCAATGATGTGCGCCTCAATCATCAGTTCGGCAAACATATGTGACTTGCCCGATCCTCGACCGCCCCATGCGCCTTTATAGCGCGCCGGCTCCAGCAAGGGCAGCGCCCATTCGGGGGTCGGCAGGCGTAGCGTCGTCAACTTTTCACCACCACGCGCTCGATTTTCTGGATTGCCAGCGGTCGATCTGGATCGCCAGACAGCTCCAGTTTGTCGCCGTACTTGCGCGGCGCCAGCTTCGATAGCAGCCATTTGCGCGTATCAACCTGCAATTTATGCTTCTGGATCGCCTGCCAATCCTTCTTTCCGTCGCCGGTCTCGGGCACTTCTTTGTCGCTGAGATCAATCACTTCCTGCGCCATTCGCTCCAGGAGGTCGTCTCTCGCGTGCGCGTAATTGTGGGCAAGTTCCGTATCTTCCCCTACCCAATGAATAAAAGTCGAATGGCTTACGCCTGCCGCCTCGCACGACTTGAACGTACTCAATCCACCTCTCATGCCTTCCAGCACTTTGGTACAGATTTGCTCTTTGTCGGTGTATTTAGATTTACGCATTGATTCTCCATTGGACAAGCCAAGCGGGTGATATCCCCGACTTCAGCCATCTTTCGACTACTGCACCCATAAGGTCAGGCTTCAATTTCCAGAGCGCCCGTATCGTTGGGCTAATCGTCACATCACCGTTCTGCTCTGTTCCTGAGATACCGCCTGCAAGTTCTCGCGCTGGCTTGTCAGTAAGCGCATCACTTTTCTCGATAGCAACCGTAACAGGGTTCATTGTTTCGCCATCAGCAATCGGTACTGGAACGCAAAAAGCCACTTTCTACTGCGTTCTGATGCTGGCACATCAGTTCCCTTGTGGGGTAACGCATGAGAAAATGGCCTCATTTGGTCTTGTGTGCCAGCACTTGACGCTGAAATTATAGCAGCTTTGCCACTCAAAACCCCGCATTGCCTCGTGTTGTCACGCATGTCATGCTGCCGTCTGCGTTTTTCCAGCAGCGTGTGGTCGAGGTTTGCGCCTGTGCGGCTACGGTCAGCAGAATGGCTGTGATGATGATGATGGTTTTCATGGTTTCTCCTTTGGTTTCACAATCCTGCCCAGGGCGATGTGTAGTCTCGCCATAATTTGTGGTTGCGGATTTTGCTGATATGCGACTCCGTAACGTCATGTTTTTTTGCCAGCACACTGATTTTTTCAATGCTGCTGCGGATTTCCCGTACCGCCTCGATGTTCAACTGCGCGTTTTTTCGCCTTGATGCTGCAATGTTGGCGCTGCGGGTGTGGCCTGACATTTTGCCGAGTGCGCCCATTTTGCTGCCTAGCTGCTTCCTGGTAATCGCGGTCATGTGGTCTGGGTTGACGCACTTGGGGCTTTCGCAGGTCATGTGAATAACCTTGTTGCCGATTTTGCCGTAAAGGCTTTCCCAGATCACGCGCCTGGTCAGATAGCTTTTTCCCTTGATCCTGACGCCCGGATGGCCGTTGCAGCATGACATTTTCCAGACTTTGCAGCCCGCATCGTCGTAAGTGTGCGCCAGCAATTCATGCCACAGCAGTTCAACAAACATCAATTTTCCCCAATTCCTG